GCTATGCTACAACTAGTCCCTGTTCCTAATATATCACTACAGGGAAAAGTCAAGAAAACTAAAAACTTTGGTTCTTTAATACGTGGGGGCATAGCTAATAACAGAATGACCATTGATGATGTGCTTAGACTAATAAAAGCGGAGGATAAAGAAGTTAAAGAATTATTTCCTGAAATAGTAGAAGCACAAAATTCTGAAAGAATTATATTGATTGAAAATGCCATTAAAAATTTTGTTAAAATAGCTGTGCAAAATAGTTTTAATGCTGTTGATACAGTCAATATAACAAGAGAGATGTTTTTACCAGGTGTAATTGGAAAAGATACACAAATACCAAATATATCTGTAAATTCTGGTGTTGGTGAATTTTTACAAGGGCAGTTTAAGGGCAGGGCAGGAGATGCCGTTACTCTTGACGATTTAGTAAAATATGCACAAACTCTAGCAAGAATTGATGCACAAACTTTAATCTTATCAAGGAAAGGTTTGACAAACATACATAATTTACAAGCTGTCCCTGGTCTTACAATAAGACCGAAATTAAGAGTAAATGAAAAAGGTAATATAGAAGCAGTACCAGAAATGCTGTCAGAAAAACAAATAGAAGCTATGGGTGAAATTGAAGCAGCAAAAGAAGCTCATAGTTCTGCTCAAAAGGGAGAAGTAATAGATATAGAAGCAGAGTCTATAGGTTTATTAACTTCGTTAGCCGCTAAGCAAAGTGCAGTTGACATTAAAGCTAAATTAAAACCAATGACAGTCATGGACCAAATAAGAGATTTGATAGAGTGGGAAAAGTTAGGTGGACCTGAACTGTACCAATTATATAAAGCTAGTAATGTAAATGCACCTACATCACAGTTAGCTATGGGCTTTCCCGTAGAACTTAGGGA